AAGGAATGAAATCAGATAACTAATGAGGTTAGCAGATGTAGTCAAACACTTAAGTAGAATCTTTGAAAGAAAAAGAAAGAATCCTATATTATTAGGAAAAGATAGTAATTTAGAATCTAATCTAAAGAATGTAAAGATAGGAAATGAATCTACTATTGTTGATATATCTGAAACAGAACTAAAAATCAGAGGAACTATCAATGCTGATGCTATCAATGTTGATGGTTCTTCTGTTCAAACAGGAACAGATGCAGGTGCAACTGAATTAAATGAATTATCTGATGTTACTTATTCATCTGGTGATTTAACAATTACAAGTTTAGATAAAATAGTAGCAGATGATTTTGTTGTAGATTCTGGTGCATCAGTTGAATTAGATGCACACAATGGTAATTTTGTAGCTAAAAAAGCAGGTACAGAATTTAGTGTTGCAAATAGTGCTTATGCAGGAATGATAGTTGGCTATACTTGTATAAGGAACTTAAGTGCAGATTCTGGTGATGAAACTATAACAATAGGCACAAGTATGACTGTACTTGAAACTGCACAAAGCACTAAAGTTAGTGTTACTTTTAAAGCACCACCAAGTGGAAATGTTGAAATAGAATTTTCTACTTTATGTGATGCTTCTTCTAAAACAATAAGGTTTGCTTTGTCTGATAATGCTACATTTAATGAATTAGCAGCAATACATACTTATGACAATAAATGTATAACTATTGATGAAACAGATGATGTAGTTGCAAATATAAGATGGTTTCTTACAGGTTTAACAGCTGGTAGTTCTTACCAATACTGGGTAGCAGCAAAAGCAAGTAGTTCAAGTGCATACATATATCATGGTTCAAATAGATTTGCTGCATATAGTCCACCAATAACAGTTAAAGCAATAGCATTACCTGCTACTATTACAAGTGGAGAATAATTTTTATGTTTTATAAATTAATAAATATGCTATATTATATTATTGAAATGAGGTCAAATTTATGAGTTTTACTGGCAAATCACCTGCAAATACTTACAAAGATATAACATATGTTGATAATAATAATAGTGGTGCTGATTCTACTGCTAGACAAGTTAAAACAGGTAATGGTGCTAATACATCTATAAAGGTTTCAGATAGACAACTTCTTGTAACTTCTGCAACTAATAATGTAGGTGCTATGATGGTTAAAAATGCAGCAGATGCAACAAAGTTTGTTGTTGATACAGCTAATGATCAAGTAAAAGCATTAGGTACTCATGTAAATACTCAATATGCTTATTTTGGATTAGATGTAGCAGGTAGTGCAAATTATGCAGCAGATACACATCATGCAGTTCCATTCTTTGCAAATAGTCAAGGTGCAATATTACAAGACAATATAACATTTGGAACATCAACAGACCCTGCTACATCATTTACAACAGCAGATGGTTCTAGTACAGATTCTGGTTTACTTGTTCCTTTTTTATGGTATGTGCCAGATTCAATTTCTATAGATAAAGTATTTTCAATAGAAGGTAAAGAAGATGCTGCTACTGCAACAACAAGATGTCATTTATATAGTTATACATTTAACACAGGAAGCACATCAGCATTAACAAGTGGAACTTTATTGGCACACAATAGTGATGTTACTAATGCAGGTAGTGAACAAGCATATTTATCAGAATGGACTGTTGATAGTGCAAGTGTAGCAGCAGGAAAAGTAATTTTAGCATTTTTTAGAATGGATAGTACAGCAGATGATTATGGTGTATCTATAACAGTTAAGTATCATTTAACATAGGAGAAAAAGATTTATGGCAACAATAACACAAGGAGTGGCAGCAGCTTGGGAATTAATAAACACTACTAAAAAATATGGTACATATTCAAATGGTGGTGGAAGTGAGGATACAAGAGGTGGTGGACAACAAGCTAGTGTTCAATTAGTAATTAATGCAGGTAGTGATACTTACTATTGCCAAACTGCAAAAGCATTTAAAGATAAATTTAATATACAACAAGAAGTAGATGCAGGTACAGTTGCTTCTAATAATTCACAATTTATAAAACTAACATCATCTGCTAAAGACCCAGCAGCAGCATCATTCCATAATGCAAAAGCTATTTTAATTAAAAATATTAGTAATATTGCAGCAGAAGTTTATTTAAGATTACAAGCATGGAAGAACAATGGTGGTTTAACTCATTCATATGATGTTATAGATGCTTCAACTGAATTAGATACTTCAGGAACATCAGGAAATAGATATATTACATTTTTATTACCTGCAAATGAGTTTGTTTATCTGCCAAATAGCAGATGGTTGCAATATACACCATATCAACATGCAGCAGCAGGTAATGTAGAATCTGGTGCTTATTCTGAAGATGGTGATATAGCAGTAGAACCTAAAGATATTAATAGTGGTGATTTAGATGTTAATGTTACAGATTTCACAGATGATTCAGCAGAACTTGTAGATGATGGTGATACAACAGCAACTTCAACAACTATAACTGTAGATGATGGCAGTCAATATAAAACAGGTGATACTTTAAGATTAAGTACAGAAATTGTAGAGGTGATATCAGTATCTAGTAATACTTTAACTATACAAAGAGGATTAGATGGAAGTACATCAGTAGCAGTAGTAAATGATGCAAATGTTAGATGGGCATTTCATAATAGGCTTTTAAGATATGATATAGGCAAATGTGTAACTACAACTAATGGTTCTTTTAAACAAACTGGTGCTTTCTTTTCTAAAGGAAGAACAAATAATGCTTTAATTGATGGACTTGTAGCAGGTAGTGTTGCTATTGGTCCATTTTATAGTGAAGGTGGATATTTAGATTGGGGATTATCAAATGTTAAAGCATCTAGTGAAACTGGTTTAACTGCAAGTACAGCATATGCTTTTGATTTAGTTTTAGATGAATATCATGCAAGTGGTACAGGTTCAACAGCAACAGAAGCTACAATATCATTTACAACTGATTCATCAGATACAACATGGAATGGTTCTAGTAATGCTGTAATACCTAAAATTCAAGCAGCTATAGATGATACATTTACATTTGTAGATGGTAATTTTGGAACAGGAACAGCTTTACAAAAGAATAGAGGTGCTACAATAGCTATTGTT